TTCCGCGCCATGCTCAGTTTGTGAAAACGGGTCATTTCGGGGAATGGGTCATCGCACGTGGCGGGACGCCACTGCACACGACCAATCAATATGAGGTTGCGCGCTGGCGGTCGGATGATAAGCATGACGTGGCCGTTTTGTACAAGAAAGCGGACGGAACGTTGACTTGGACGCTATCGGCTGCGGCTGATTATCGGGCATTTATGAGGGAGTGCTATTCGTGACTAAACTCTATGCCATAGAGCGCATCGCGGATGGGGCTTTGCTACCTGACGTTCGTCGCCACAATTCCTATGCGGAGTTCGATAGCTATGGCGCACCGCGCATATTTTGCACGAAAACGGGCGCAAACACAGCGCTGATTAATTGGTGTGCTGGCTATTGGCGCTGCCTTACGGAATGGGAGAGCACCAACGAATATGGCGACGGATATTACATCCAAGGGCTTCCCGCTCCTATTGGCGAGGGGATGCGGGATAGGGCGCTGTACCGTGTAATTGAAGTTAAGGTGGAGAAGGTGTGATGACTAACGATTGCCAAGTAGCAAAACTAGAAAATGGCAGCGCAAAGCCGTGGTTCATTATCGAAAAATACGCCACTAGCGACGGCGTGCGAACGCGGATTTGCGACGGATGGTACTTCAATAAGGCGGATGCGCAGTTCGCTTGCGATTGGAAGAACCGGCTATGACCGCCGAACCAGAACAGCGCTCGGACGCATGGTATTCCGCACGCAAAGGCCGACTAACCGGCTCGCTTGCCGGTGCCGCTCTTGGAGTATCGCCAAACATGAAGCGTGCCGACCTGATGCGAATGATGGTTCGGGAAGCAGTTGGCGCGCCGCGTGAGACAAGCGATTTTGTCGAAAACACCATCATGGCGCATGGCCGATTTCACGAAAGCGGCGCGCTGTTCGATTACGAAATTGAAACCGGTAACAAGGTCCAGGAGTGTGGCTTCTTTCCTTTCGAGGATTGGAGCGGCGCGAGCCCGGATGGCCTGATTGGCGACGACGGATTGCTAGAGGCCAAGGTTCCTTGGGGTAAGCGCAAAGACGAAGCGCCGGAATTTAAGTCGCTAGAAGAACAGCCGCATTATTACGCGCAGTGCCAGATGGAATTGCTCGCAACGGGATGCACATGGGGTCATTTTTGGCAGTCGAATAGTCACGGGCATAAGCTTGAAAAGTTTGAGGTCGATCAGGCTTGGCTTGATGAAAACTTGCCTAAGCTTCGGCAATTTTATGCCGAATATCTCGACGCTGTTAAAGAGCCGGAAGATTATCTTGCGCCAAGGCGTGTCGAAATCGACACTCCCGAAGCCGCAAAAATGGTCCGCGAATGGGACGAACTGGCCGAACAGATAGAGCGCTTGGCGGAGCGCAAAAAGGATTTGTTAAGCGAGATGGTTGCGCTGTCGGGCGGCAAAAACGCTTTGATCGGTAATCGGAAACTTACTCTCACTAGCAAGAATGGTGCCATTTCTTACGCTAAATGTGTGAAGGAGCTTTTGCCTGATATGGATTTGGAGAAGTGGCGCGGAAAATCCCAAGAGTTTTGGGGATTGCGATAAGAGTATACTTGCGGTAGCATGAGGTTTGCGCGGCTAGTCTGGCCGGATGAAAAGCGACCTCGCTAGTCGCCTGCCGCGCACTTTCTATAGCGAGCCTTAGCGGGGTTCCTAATGCGTAAATTCTATGTCTACATCCATCGTCGTCTTTCTGACGGTTCGATATTTTATGTCGGCAAGGGAACTAGAAATAGATTTACGTCTACCGCGAGTAGGTCACCAGCTTGGCATAAAATAGTCAAAGAATGCGGATTCAAAGCCATTAAGTGTTCTGACTTAATGGAAAGCGTATGCGCACTTTCTTATGAAAAAGCGCTAATGACGGCTATTGGCATAGACAATTTGTGCAATGTTGTTTTTGGCGGAAGCCACGGAATGAGTGGCAAAAAATTTGATAGGGAGGTCGTAAGAAAAAGATCAGAAAAATGCATGAAGCATGTAATTAATTCTGACGGTTCTGTTTTTACTTCTCTAAAAGAAGCCGCTGCATACTTGCGTAGTATAGGGCATCATAAGGCAACCGAGGCGCATATTTCTAGTTGCTGTAAAGGTGCGAGGCATGTGGCGTTTGGTTTTTCTTGGTCAATGGACACAAACAGAGTTCCAAGCCTGATAGATGCATCAAGCAAAGTAAATGAAAAAACGAGAAGACGTGTAATTGCATCTAATGGTATTATTTTTGATAGCGTGACAGTCGCTGCGGATTGGGTGCGATCAGAATTGAATATCAAGTGTGGAACTTCAGACATAAGCAGATGCTGCAACGGCAAAAGAAAATTGTGCGGCGGTTTGGAATGGAAATATTCGGAGCAATGAAATATGGTTAATCTACGTCCTTATCAGCAACGTGCGTGCGATGCCGCATTAGAATGGATGCGGTCCAGCGTTTCTCCTTGCCTGATTGATGCGGCTCCTGCGGCCGGGAAATCACACATGGTCGCGTTTATTGCTAACACTCTCCATAAAATGAGTGGAGGAAAGCGCGTCTTATGCCTAATGCCAAATAGCACCCTGGTAAGCCAGAATACTGAAAAATATCGGCTTACCGGCGAGCCTTGCAGTGTCTTCAGCGCAAGCGGCGGCGCGAAGTCTACCCGCCATCCTGTAGTAATGGGAACCGCTGTTACGGTCAAAAACGCCATTAGCCGGTTCAATGACGGTTCGTATTGCGCCGTTATTTTGGACGAGGCGCATGCAGCACTAACGCCTACTATCCTAGCCATTATTGCCGAAATGCAGGAGGGCAACCCCAACCTACGCGTCCTTGGCCTTACTGGCACACCATACAAGCTCGGCAAGGGCTATATCTTCCGCCAATGGCCGGATGGTCGTGCGAACGGCGACGACACCAGCCGTGACCCGTACTTCGTCAAATGCGTTTACCGTGTCACGGCGCAGGAAATGCTAGACGAAAAATTCATTACGCCAATGACAATTGGCGCTATCGGTGCGCAGGAATATGACACGAGCGGCATTGTGCTACTACCAAATGGCACACTGGATCAAGGCACGGTAGAGCGCGCGTTCGTCGGGCACGGCAATCTCACCTCGCAGGTTGTGCATGACGTGGTTATGAAGTCACGTAACCGGTACGGCGGAACAATGCTATTCGGCTCGACGGTCGCGCATGCAAAAGAAATCTTGGCAAGCCTTCCGCCCGGTAATAGCGGCATGGTGACGGGAAATGACTGCATATTGATGGGCAAGCCTGCCACTATGAAGCAGGTTATCGATGCCTATAGAGCGCAGCGCTTCAAATATCTCATATCAGTAGGTCAGCTAACCACAGGTTTTGACGTTTCACATACCAGCGTAATAGCCTTGCTACGCTACTCCGAAAGTGCGTCCTTACTTTTGCAAATCCTGGGCCGCTCTTGGAGATTGGATGACATGAAGGATAGCGCGCTTTTGCTGGACTACGCTGGCAACGTAGAGCGGCATTTTGAGGACGGCGATATCTATAATCCCACTATCCGCGCCACAAAGGGCAAAGAGGGGGGGCGGGGCATTGATGCGGAATGTCCGTCATGCTCTTTCGTTAATTCGTTTTCTTGCCGCGAGGATATGCTTGATTACAAATTGGACAAGCATGGAAATTGCCTAGACGTGTTTGGTGAGCCGGTAATGACGGACTATGGTCCCATGCCTGGGCATCACGGCAGGCGTTGTTTTGGCATGGTTCGCACCGGTTCGCGTGGCGAATACGAAAGATGCCATCACCGATGGACTAGCAAGAAATGCTTTGAGTGCGATGCGGACAATGATATTGCTGCCCGTCATTGTCATGCTTGCAAGTGTCAGATTGTCGATCCGAACGAGCGTTTGGCGATAGAATTTAAGGCAATGAAACGCAATCCTTCGCTGCTACAAACCGATAAGGTTGTATCAGTCGAGTATAAGCCGGGGATTAGCCGCGCTGGCAATGAAACATTGCGGTGCGATTGGACTACGGAATACAGAAAGTTTAGCGTATGGCTAACAGAAGCCGCAAAGCACCCGCAAGCAGTAAAAGATTGGTCCCTATTCCAATCAGCCACCAAACAAACGAGCGAGACGCCGGAAACCATTAGCTACATGAAAACACCAGAGGGCTTCTGGCGGATTTTAGGCTATAACGAGGAAGCCGATAGCTTGGAGACATTCGCATGAACTTTCCCGAAGGTATAATTGTATGGGGTGATACCCGTTTTCGTGGCAAGTGCCCCTTGGAGGCGGTGGAGCAGGTATCCTGGTTCAATCGTATTCGCCGCGAATATCCCGATACCTATGGCGCGATTGCTACCCATATCCGCAACGAAGGCATGATGGAAGGTGCGCACCTAGCCTCTAAGGTCAAGCATCGCGCAGAGGGACTTGTGGTTGGTGCGGCAGATATAATTTTGCCAGCACGAGTGCCGCTAGTAATCGAGATGAAACGCTGCGATCATCAAAAGTCCACCGTTTCGGATGAGCAGGTGCGCTACCTTTTGGCGGCACAAGCTATGGGCGCATATGCCTGCATTGCTCTTGGCGCTGTAGCAGCCTGGGAGGCTTTCGAATGGTGGAGGAACGAATATGGCGTTGACACCGACAATCTAGCAGGCTAACACCCCAAACGCGGATAGCCCTCCCTATCCGCATACCTGCCACTTGGCCCCGTAGAAGCGTATCGCTCCGGGGCCATTTTTTATCACCTCACTAAAAGGACCAACTAAATGTTTGTTGTTGTTGACGCCATCGGTTCCGAAATTTCCCGCCACCGGGTTATCCATGCTGCTGGGCGCGTAGCCCTAGAGCGCATGGCCTTGCGGGTGCTGGATAAGGAGGGGCGGGATGTGACTTACTCCGCCAAGGATAGTGTGCGGTGAAAATAGTTGTTGACGGGTGTGCTTTGCCCGCCTAGAAGGGTCAACGAGGCGCTAACGGAGTAAATAATATGTTCGAAATCGAAACTTCAAAGCTGCTAAAGGCTGCGGTTGCCATGCAAGTTGCAGCTATGGAATGGGATCGCGACAAGATGGCTACGCAAAGCGAAGCGCGACAGGCACTTATCGGACTTCGTGAGGCTATCAATCAGGATTCGGAATGCCGTGCCAATATGGAATTTATCACTAAGCAACGTCGCAAAGCGGAGGTATAAAATGATTTGCACCGAAAGCTATATCCCTAATACCGCTACAGAAGCGGCCCTTTGGGAGGCCCGCCTTATGGGCGCGCATCGGGTTATTCGCGATCTTTTGCAGCACGCGGTTTACGATGCAGAGCGCAATGATGCCTGTATTGAAGCTGTGGTTGCCGCGCATCGGGAGTTGTATCGATGACGTATGCCAGCCCCAGCACCAACCAAGTCGCTGAAGCATATGAATTGCTGAAACCTTACGGCGTCCCGCGCTGGGTTGTCGAGAATGCGTTAAAGCGTGCAGCGGCTTGCGACCCGTACCCTTGGAAAGCGCAATGATCCTCAACGGCGTTATCGGTAATGATGTAAGGGGCAAGGTGTCTTGCAACAATATATCCCATGCTGAGGAAGTCGCTGCCTTTAAGCGTGGGCAGGGATTGCGGGTTAGGATTAATGATAGAGGATTGACGCAGGGACTGCGGATTTATCCAATCACGGTATCATGGTGGGTCGGATGAAAGGCTTCAATGTAATCCCCTGCACCAAATCCGACGCCGATACCCTCGTTCGTGCCCGCCACTATAGCCGTCGTCCTTCCATATTCTGGAAGGGCTTCGCGCTGGTAGCGGAGGGCAAGATTGAAGGTGTGGCGGTTTACGGCCAACCGAGCGCGCCAATCCAAAAATATGCGTTCGCGGACCGCGATTTTAGGCTCTACGAGCTTGCCAGAGTTGTCGTACAGACGCCGGAACGTAACGCCGCGTCATTCCTTATCGGACGTTCTCTAGCCATGCTAGAAACACCTTGCGCAGTGGTTTCCTACGCCGATAGTGCGTGGGGCCATGCGGGTTGCATCTATCAGGCGACGAACTGGCTTTATACCGGCGCAACCAAGTCGCACGATCATCTGTATATGATCGACGGCGTTGCAACACACCCAATGACATTGCGAGATCGGGGTATCACTAATCCAAAAGAATGGGCGCGCGAGAATGGCGTGCAAACGGTACCGCCAAAGGACAAGCATCGGTATTTTTATCTGTTAGGCGGTAAGCGCGAACGTCGGGCCATGCGAGACACGTTGCGTTATTCGGTGCAGGCGTATCCCAAATCAGATGCGTCGCGGTATGACGATGGAGAGCGCGTTGAGATTGACGTTGCGCCTCCTGCCCTTGGGTTGTTTTGAAAGGATATAGGAATGCCTCTACCCAACTGGTGCCAGTGCCCCGGCCACGTATGGAAAGAATACGAAAGCGAATATACGAACGAATATCATACGCAGGTTCGTTGTATCGTATGTCGATGCCCAGGCGAACGTGACGAAAAGACCGGGGACGTATATTGGCCCGCAACCTAACCAACCCCGCCACCCTAACCCGGTGGCGGTTTTTGCATGAGAGGATATGGCTATGCGCCTCCTAGTCTGCGGCGGACGCGACTACGCCAACGCCGCAAAGGCAAATCGCGCACTAGACGCGATCCACGCCAAACATGGCATAACCCTGCTAGTCGAAGGCGATGCGAATGGCGCGGATCGATTGGGTAAACTATGGGCGCTGGCTAACGGCATTCCTCTTGCCACCTATCCCGCCAAATGGCGCGAGGAAGGGCGGTCGGCTGGACCTAGGCGCAATGCCAGGATGTTGTTAGAAGGCCGTCCGCAAGCGGCTATCGCGCTGGGCGGAGGAACGGGGACGGCGGACATGATTCGCAGACTGCGGGAAGCCAACATACCGGTATGGGAAATCGACAGAGGCTAAATAATAATCGTTGACACCGCCACGCGGGGCTGTAGGATGTGGTTATTGGCGACGATGTCGGTGGAAGAATGCGATGTACGATAATTATCTAGACGGAGTTGTCGGCGTAGTCGAGGCCGACAGCTATGCCAGCCACATGCTGTGGCGAGAATATGCTAAGCAAGCAGAGAAATTTGCCCTGAATGACGGATCAATTCGGTACGATTGGCAATCGACCGGGTATGGTTACGGTGCCAATGTCGGGGAAATTGGCGGACGCCCAATTTGGATTAGCCTCCTAACTAACACTATCGACGGACACAAGTTGCTGTTCTGGCATGTTACTTCGCCTGTCGCTGATTATGGCAAGTGTGAGGATTGGTTGATTGCCAACCTTCCGCCTACAGCATTTAGACCAGATGGCTTTATCAATCAGTCCGATCCGACGAATTTCAGCAATGTGTTTCCGCGCAAGGAACTGACAGCATGACCACCCTCCAAACCGCAATCATGGCTGCGAATGCATGGGTAGTTGATGCAACGCCCATCATTCGCGCTTACTTGGCGCTGGATGATGTGTCGCTAATCAATGATATTTGCGCCAATCACTATGGTCGCACGCTTGAGGAAAAACAGCGCACGTCGGCCTATCGCGAGGCGCAGGGGTATGTGACCAAGGCGCAGGACGCTTTGTATGACATGCTTGATGGCATCCGAGATAACTTCATCTGCGATCATAACGCGCCATATCCGCGCGATATGTCGGAGGATGACATCATCGCCGCCGACGAGTTCAACGAGGAGCTTGGGCGGTCTGTGGTTTCGGTTGAGGCGGCTGTGAAAGCGGTGGGGGATGGGTTGTGAGTGATCACGATCCACAAGAGCAGATGCCGCGCGGCTGTCCTTGGTGCGAAGCGCCAGCAACACTCTACACGCCATTTCCAGGAGCTGATAACCCGCGATACAATATCGAGTGCCAGCATCAAGAAGATTGTCCTATCACGCTTGTTAGCGAGCGCAGTGGCGGTGATATTATGTATGGATGGCGCTCGCGCAACGAGGCAAAACAGGCATGGGAAAATCGCGATGTTGACAGTATGGCAAAGTCGGAGCGCTTTCTCACGGCGGGGCAGTCCTTTGTCACTTTGCAAGAAGCGATCGATTGCGCCAAGCGGGAGCGATGCAATTTCGTGTTACGCGAAGTGACCTACATTCAAACTTGCTGGAGGCCGGAATGACCGAACAATACCGAGGCTGGAGCATCACCGCCGACTATATCGGCTACAGCGCCACCCACGATAATTACGAAGCCTGGACCGAAGGCGAGGGCGATTGGTCGGACAACGGCCTATCCGTCCACGGCATGACCGTGGCGGAGGTTAAGGCGGAGATTGATGAGAAGGAGGACGATCGTGCGGATAGCTAATGAACAATACCGAGTATGGTCGCCAATGTTGGTAGAAGACGAAGATGATTGTCGCTTGATTACGGCTTACGATCACGGGGAAGCTGCTCGCCAGTATGTCGAGGACAGCTACCACGAAGAGGCGTTTGAAGCGGCAATGCACGTCATGGTTCGTTGCACGTTTGGCGGAGATGAAGGGGAGTTGAAATCCTTCCACGTTTTTCCGGAGCCGACCGTGCATTTTTATGTTCGGGAGTATAAGCTATGACCGACATAAACCGCGAACTAGCCGAGGATGCGGCGGAGGAGTATTCGGAGGACGGTCGCGCACGCTATCACTTTGCGCGCGGATGGCTTTGGTTCTGCGATGGCCGTGCACTTGAAGAGAGTT